AAATATTCACCACTGAAATACCATACACAATGGATGGTTTTGGACTCAATAATGACGTATATGCCGTAATCCATACGCACATAATATTATTAGACAATCGTGTTTGCTCAACTTCATATGGTATATAAGTTCCGGCTGAATGAATAGAATGTACAATGTGTTTCTTTTTTTTGCCTTTTATGCTGTTTTCTTCGTCTTGGATAATAACGACGCTGGTATAATTATGGTCACAAAGCAGTTGTATATATTTTTCCAAGGTGTATTCTGGGAATCCGGCCATAAGCACAGTTTTGTCTTCAATTAGCACCTTCTTTTTTTCACTAATATTCATTTGACATATACGCGCAACGTGCGAAATTTCGCTTCCGCAAATATCACCATTGTTTGCTTTTAACCCATATATTTCAAAAAATGATCCGACCATCATCAATATGACGGTGTTTTTCCCGTATTTTTCTTGATATGTCCTGGTATATTCAAAATATTTATCATATATGGATTCTTCTTCTGTTGTTTTTTTATACATTTTGTGTTTTCAATAGTTAAAAACATAAAATACCTCTATATCGTTTTCGAATATTTTGCGACTATCTCTAGTTGCTCAGGTGTATTTACGCCCATAATTTCGTGTTGTCTATCTGCCGGAATATCAATAACGCCAATATCAATATTCTCTTTGGTTTTGATAATTTCCACGATATCGGTTAAGTAGTATTCTCCAATTAGTGAATATTTATTATTATTATTATTAGTATTTGTAATATTATACAAATAGGTAGTGAGAATATTGACGTCAAACGCATAAATACCAACATTTACTTTTTTGCAAAGAAGTTGTTCGGGTGTGCAATCTTTGTCTTCAACGATTTTTTCGAACTCATCATTATCATCGGAACAAATAATACGCCCATAACCACTAGGGTCATCCACTGTTGCGCTCATAATGCGGATATATTTTAAGTTTTTCAGCATCATTTTCATAGTATCCGAAGTTATAAGAGGCACATCACCGGACAAAATCAATACATCATATGTAATATAAAATTGCTGAAAAAAATTCAGACGGGGAATACAACACTTAATCGCATCACCCGTGCCGAGTGGTTCAGGTTGAATAATATAATCAATAGTATTAGTTTCCGTAATAAATTTATTGATAGTTTCTTTAATAATATCGCGGTATTTTCCAACAATAATCAAGATTCTTATAGGTGATAATGTTAGAGCTTCGCGAACAATTTTTACAATCATCGGCACTTCATTTATACAGTGCAATACTTTGGGTAATTCAGAATTCATACGTTTTCCAAGCCCGCCGGCCATAATAATAATTAAAGGAGGATTCATTTTAATTATTTTGAATAATATTTTTATATTGTTTTCTTTACAAATCTAGATATCCACAAATACGAATCCATCGGGCTCCAAAATTTTTCGCAATTCACTAACACACAAATCTTTTTTACAAACATTATAATCATTGTAAAGTTCATTTATTGAAGGATTTTCGCAAAACATAGAATACACGTGATCTAATGATTCTCGATCATCTATATTAATTAGATTATGGTCATTTAACCAATCATAAAATGAAGGGATGTTTTTATCCATAAGAATAATATTATTTTTATAAGTCCGAAACCATTTGAGAACTTCCAACAGATTCGTATTATCATCTTTATTGTAATCATTACCGGATAAGGCAAGAATTTGCCGGAATTCAATCATATTCATTCCTTGTTGCGCCAAAATTTCAGCCAGATTATAGACAACAATACTTTGTTTCATAATACTGAAATTACGTAAAATGCAAGGACATCCGTAAGCAAACATATCCATATCTTCGCTCATACATGCGTCCACTTTTTTGGTGCGAGACAAATATGCGCATAACTCATCCGCTTCGCCAGGGGCGTCAATCCAATCAATACCGGATTTGTCCAAGATATTTTTCACAATAGCCACATCTTTGTCTTTGATACGTATAAATTGTTTTCGGAGACGTTCCATTTCCAATTCATATTTTTCGTCATTGTCGCCGTTTGCATTCATTTGCTCTTTGATCGCATAATACATATCTTGGGCGGCCTGTTTTTGCTCTTTACGCTCTTGAATAATGGCTGCCTTTTCAATAGGAGGCGTTCCATCAAACACAAATACCGGTATGATATTGTATGCGCGAAATATAGAAGTTAATAAATAAGTATGTTCGATGAGTTTATTTTCACCCAAGAATCGATACATATAAATGCTCGCATCTACAGCGATTTTTTTACCAGACAACTCACTAATTTGTATTTTTTTAATAGCAGTGGTGTCACAATTATTAACTATATATTTGTTAAGATTTTTAATTCCCATAAATTATTTTATTTGTTTGAAATGCTTTATTTGTATAACAGTGCCTTCAGTTTTATATAACTTTTATTATATATATTTATACGATCTCGTTGGCGGTCATCCTGAGCGTTTTAAATACAAAATCTTTTTTTTTATTCTTTTTCCTGAAAAACGCATATTCCATCTTGGAAAAACATTCAATCAATGTGGGATCATTATATTTTGTGAATATCAGTTCATTCGCAAATTTGCGAATATTTTTGTCTGGTTTTTTAAAGGCGATCGAATTGTTATTATTATCCAATACCCATTCAACAAACATATTGCAATTAAAAAGTAAAATAGTTTTCAGCACATAATAACAAAACACCGAAGTTTTTTCTTTGTATCTGGATGCCTTTTCATTATCGGGTGCAAACAAATCTTCATAATTAATTTTGAAATGGTCAAATATTTTGGCGCATTGGAAAAGCGAGAAAAACATTTCGGTTTCGAGCATATCCTCTACTAATGATATAAAAGACATTTGTTTTCCGTGTGTTTCAATATAAATCGTAATAATAACATTGATTATTTCGGCCCATAATTCACTGTATGTCTCATATAATAATACATTTGCATTGATGTGAAATTTTTTTAATATTTCTTTCCCCACAATATCATTTTCACTTTGGAAATTTGAAAAATCAAACCCCATACTATGAAAGGTTTCGTGAATGAAAACTTTAAACCATTCTTCATTGCGGAATATATTGATTTCCATTTTTTGATCTGGCCTTCCGGTAAATCCCGAATTTACATTTATACGATCAATTGGGTCGCAACATAATTCAGGTATGATTTTTTTTTCATCGGTCAAATATAAGAAAATATCGGTATCAGTGGCGATAGTATTGTTTTGCATAAAATGGTTGGCTACATATAGCCATATGTACATTCGTCGTGCATAAATGTCGATCGCATTTGAATAGACGCGTTCGTCGGATGGTGTTAGAGGAACCGGTAATACGAACCTTATTTTATATGTTCGATTTGCAATGCGCATCTCTATCGTTTTTTTATATTTATTTTGTTTTTCAAATGCGTGACGAACGTCGGCGCAAATATATGAATAATCTGGACTTTTCTCAAAGTCGACGCCGAAAGCACCAGGGGATAATAGTTTGAAAAATTGCACACTTGATTCTTTGAATGCGGTTTTTATGAGATCTTGTATTTTATTGATAATGGTACGCGATTTATGTGAAAAAATGATTTTGGGGGTAGATATAAGAGACCTATTTTTCTCTATAAATTCGCGAATCATAACCGAATCTTTCTTGTAATAAACCATATTATTTGTCGCTATATAATAGTGTAAATATAAAAAACAACAGTCCGAAAACTGCGTCTATGTGGGTGTTATAAATCTAGGAAAATAATGTGTCCCAGTCTGGATAGAATCCGCGATTCTTGTCGTAAAACGAAACGCTAATTCCGCGTTCAAAACAAAATTTGCGAAACTGTGCAGCAGATACAATATTATCTTGTTGGGTGTCCAACTCTATTTTGTCGGCTAAATGGATCTCTAGATTTGGCGAATATCCGCGATCAAACTGGAACTCAATAGATTTAAGGTGTTTCAAAGAATATAATTGTGACGTAAATAAGGTGATTTTATTTTTTTTATTGCTTTTTATAATAATTTGGCTAATGTTTTTATTGGCGATTTGATCGCCGTGTATAATACGATTATTTTCAACCGTATCTACATATCCATAGGTAATTTCGTCGGGTATTTCTTTGTGAACTCCAACGATTTTTTCTAATTCTTTTATGCGCGTTTCGCACTCAATGAGCATACGGCTCTGGTTAAATAAAACTTCTTGAAGATTGGATATAATTTGTTCGTAGTCCATTTTGCTAGGTAATTATTACATAATATAGTTTTTTGTTTTTGGAAAACTTGTAAAATAGTGTTCAATTTTACATAATGCATACAAAGAATAAAATATCAAGTTAGTATAATAGATAACCATTATGGACAAAAATCATATAATATTTTTGAGTGTTTTTCTTATTATCGTTACGATAATTTTTTTCTTATTTGGAGGAGGCAGTGTAGATGGATTTGATACAATAGATATTCCATTATCAGGAATACCGCCTCAACACGTAAAAGTTGTGAAGAAAAACCCAGATGGCTCTACAATGCGCGATGCTGCTGGAAATATTGTTTATGGAATGGTTAAAATTCCTGCTGGATATTATGCGGTTCCCAAAAAAAATGCTACTGGTAATGATCTCTTTATAGAGGGGAGCACCACAGACAAAGACTTCGAGTTCAAAAAGGTACCATACGGATATATGGCCTCACCCGATAGAAAATCGATAACTGCCTCTACTCAGGCGGCACAATTTGCATCATATCAAAAAGATTTGAGCGCCTCTACAGACACGGGAGTTTTCACGGGATCACAGACTGAAGAGCGCAATTATAATCCATTGGATATTTCGGGAGGCGCGTATCACGACACCCCGGAAAATTTAGGCAAATTTTATTTCTATGATGCTGAAGGCAAATTGGTAGTATCAGATGTGAGTGGAACAAATATATCACCTGTTATTTATTATATACCTGGCTCATACAAATATGGCGCATCAAATTATGTCCCCAATTATGAAGATAGTGTTTATATGAGTCGCACTACCCGGCAATCTACGGTGACGCCGGTTTTCAACACAAGTAGTATTCTTGGCGGATTTTGTGCTCAACATAAAGGCGACAATCTTAAAATAGAGGAGAAGTGCAATGCATTGGATGTGGCTGCGTGTGCCTCTACATCTTGTTGTGTTTTGTTGGGCGGTCAAAAGTGCGTTGCGGGAAGTGCAAATGGACCCACTAACCCTGCAAACTATAGTGATTTCCGTGTGGTAAATAAGGATGTATATTATTATGAAGGCAAATGTTATGGTAATTGTGTGTAAATAATATAGAGGTTTATTCGTTTTTATTATTTATGGTGCGTGAAAGAAGAATAGTAGTTTCTAATGGATTTGGAAATATGGTATCGATGTTAGTAAATAATTCGGATTATGTTTTATCCCTTGTTACAAACCAAAAATATAGACGAATCTTAGAGGAAGCGTCGATTTTGTATGCTGAAAGTAAAGTGGAAAACGTTGTGTTTTGTGTTTTTGAAAAAGATGATGATATTATAAAAAGAAATAATGGAATATGGAATGCACCATTTTCAAAATTATATGAAGATATTGCACGCAATGGATTTGTGAATCCATGTATAGGTATTGTTCATAGGGCGGGATAAAGATGTAAATCGACCGAAAAGATGTAAATCGACTGAAAAGATTTACATCGACCAAAACAAATATAATTTTATAACAATATAAAATTATTACATTCAATATAATTATTACAATGCATTCAATAACAAAATTTACATATAAAATAAACAACCTAAGACGCCTATTATCAACAAATTCATATTCCAGAGTTCTTGATATCTATACAGATGGATCATGTATTGATAATGGAACAAAATATGCAAAAGGCGGAATCGGCGTGTATTTTCCAAATAGTGAATATTATAATTTATCGGAACCATATGACGCATCAGAGTACATTTATCCGGCAACCAGCCAAAGATGTGAATTAGTGGCTATTCATAAGGCATTGCAAATACATTTTATTAATTTTTCATATATGAAGTGTAGAATATATACAGATAGCGAATATGCAATCCAATGTATGGTAAATTATGGTAATGTATGGAGGAAAAATGGATGGAAAAAAACAAATGGACAACAAGTAAAAAACATTGATTTGTTGGAACCGCTTATAAACCAATATAAGAAGAATAGTGATAAAATAAACCTGGTTTATGTAAGAGCTCACACCAATGAAAGAACAACACAGGCTTTGAATAATAGTATTGCGGATGCTTTGGCGAAACGTGGCGTTATTCAACATACTGTTTATCCACAAGAGAGAATCATTCCGGATATTATTCACATTCCGGATATCTAGATATCTATATACACCCGACATTTAGTTCATAAAATTGATTAAATAATAATTTATAAAACAAGATACAAAATAAATTATTATAATATAAATAAGATGATTATCCCAATTAAATGTGTAACTTGCGGAAATGTGTTGGCGGACAAATATCGCTATTATTTGGAGCAAGTGCGAAAAGCGAAGCAAGAAAAGAATACAGCAAAAGGCGGAGTATATGTGAACAAGACAGTATATTTAACAAAAGAGAACGTAAATAAGACCGAAGAAGGAGAAGTGATGGATGCTTTAGGACTATTTGACCCCTGTTGCAGAATGCGTATAATGACCCACGTTGATATCGAATAAAAATGAATAAAACGCGAGCAACAAATTGTTTTTTATGCTTGTAATATATAATGCCGAATAAAAAAGACAAGAAAAGTAAAAGGCGCAGTGGAAAAAAAATTATGCACGGATGTTCGTATAAAAAACGAAAGACTATTCGCGGAGGTAATTTCGAAACCCCTTTATTCAGAATGCCTATTAGCAAATTTTATCCGATGAATGAATTGAGCAACGATGTGCAGAGAAACACTGCGTTTGATCGCGGTGTAACAACAGGTGGCTCTAAAAAACGCCGTTATTCCCGCAAATATTTAGATAAACATTTGAGAGGCGGTTCGCTTTTGAGTCTTGCGCCATCTGAATACAAACCCATTGTTAATATGGCTAACCCGAACTCACAACCAATTGCTTATAAATACAGTGATACAAATCCCTATTTGGTATAAACAAAATCTTGGTTTTAAATATAGAAATGTTAGGTGCTGTTAAAAATTTATGTACTCCCGCGTATTTTTATTTAATTATATCGATGTTTACGATCTTTGCGATGGCGTTTCAAAATTTCGGTAGCGCTACTGAGTATTGTATGGGCAGTTATAGTTGCTCGGTATCCAGTGTATTTGTAATTTTTATGATCAAGATAATGTATGTTTTGTTGTGGACTTGGATATTGCATTTGATTTGCAAAGCCGGTGTACCTCAATTGTCGTGGTTCTTATTATTGCTTCCAGTATTATTGATGTTCATTGGTATTGGTATGATGTTTATTATGTAATCCATTTAGCAAATAAATCCTTATATGATATAAGTTTAACAAATATCATATAATGAAAAATAATACAAAAAAGAATACGAAATCACTATCTTCAACGCAAAAAAAACGCATACATATTAATGGAGAAAAACTGTATGAGCGCGAAGGATGGATAGGAATAAATGTATATGGAACTCATTATGAAATTGGTTTTGCTCACGGCCGACTCTTGCGAAGACACTTAGCTCAAGTCGTAAAAGTGCTCAAATATTTGGTTGATGGGGTGTTCAAAACCACGTTATCCGAATATGTGAAAACGTGCAAAACTGTTTTAAAGCGCGCTATGAATTTGTCCGAATGGAAATTTATTAAAGAGGAAATACAGGGGATCTGTGATGGATGTGCGCATCCAGATATAACATTTGATTTTCTAGTTGCATGGAATGCCTTTTTGTCTATGTGCTATTACCAAAAATATCGCACAACAAAGACAGTTAATGCGGGACGTTGTAGTGCATTTATTGCGACCGGCGAAGCTACCAAAACCGGTAATATTGTGATGGCTCATAATACACATAGCGATTTGGCCTCGGGATTTGTTTGTAATGTAATTATGCGTATAAATCCGGAAGGCAAGATTCCGTTTATAATGCAGACATCGCCCGGATTAGTGTGTAGTTCCGCCGATTGGTTTCAAACAAACGCTGGTATTATTGGCTGCGAAACCACTATTTCGAGCACTAATTATGACGCGGATTTTGAAAATGGTGTGCCGTATTTTTTCCGAATAAGGAAGGCAATGGAATCGGGTCAAACATTGGACGATTATGTCTCCATTATGGAGGCGCAAAATGCTGGCGATTATCCGTGCTCGTGGTTATTGGGTGATATAAACACAGGTACTATAATGCGTTTTGAGTTAACGAAGAATGCAGTCAGTGTCGCAACCACAAACAACGGAGTGTATTATGGGATGAATAGTGCGGTTTCACCGGAAGTGCGTTTATTGGATTCGGACGATAGTACATCAAAAGATATTATGAAATCGTCGGGTGCGCGAAATGCGCGATTTGAATATTTATTAATGGACAAATATTACGGCACAATAACGACGGATGTTGCGAAGAAAATTATTTCCGATCATTATGATGTAGGTAAAAACAAATATAGAATGGGGATTCGTGGAATATGCAAACATAGAGAATGCGAAGAAAACAAAGAGTTTGAATTGTCGGGAGCGACAGATGGTAAAGTGATTGATAGTAAAATGGCGGAGAAGCGCGAGTTTGAGGGGATTTTTGGGTCAAGTTGTGGTCGCGTTTTTAAGCGAAAAGATTATGTAAAGAAAGCGGAAAATTCAAACGAATCCAAATTATGGAAAGACGCATTGCAAGATGTGCCGAAATATAATTGGGTCAAGCTATAAAATAATATTATATTGTATAATGGATTTGTTTTCCAGATTTTTTTCCAGATTTTTTCAAACAAAAGATTCGTCTTCGAAAGATTCGTCATCTCCAACAAAAAGTTTATCTATTACATCACCAATAATTACACCGACCGAAAAGAAAAATGAGACATATATTTTAAAATATAATAGAAATATTATTATTATTTAATTTTATATAATGAGAATAAAATTAAGTGAAAAATATCAAAATGAACGAGAAGATATTTGTAAAAGATTGATTATTATACTTAATTTAGATGAGAATAATTCTTTTTTATTATGTGATTTAGATGAAGATACAAAAAAACAAAATCAAATTACAGAAATGAAAGAAGATATTCAAAAATATTTTGCTTGTTCTACTATATCATCATTTAAACCGAACTTTGAATGTAAAAGACCATATTTAAACATTGTTAGGAGTATATTACGGCAACAAAATTATAATTTTATTGGAAATGATTTTACAAAAAAAATAAATGATATTCCAAAAAAAACGATTAAATATATAATATTTAGGAAAAATAAATAATTGCGGTAAATTATTTAAAAATAAAATATTTAGTAAATATATAGAATGGTGAAAAAGAAAAAGAAAAATACTTTTCAAGAGTTCCGTTTAACAGAGAAATCTGCTTACACTACCATCAAAACCACACTCAAATCTGTATTACATAACCATACAGAAGTGCAACCACTCATAACAAGTTGGGTTTTTGAAATGAAT